TCATGTTTTTACCTCCGGCTCTATTCTTTCATTTCTTAAATATTCAAAACTGCGGTATTTGCCGCAACTAAAGCAGTGCATTTTGAAGCTCTTTATTAATTTATCTATTTCGGCAGGTGTGGCGGGCGTGCTGTCTTCTGTTCCACACGATTTGCATTTGCCAAAAACTCTGTAGCTGCCCATCAGATGCCTACCTGCTTTTTGGTCAGCCTTCCCGGGCAAGAAGTAGCGGCTAAGTCTTTGTGAAAATAAACCTTTTTAATCGGATAGACCTTTTTAATATCTCTTAGCAAGCGCTTAATTGTATTTAATTGAGCTTGTGCCGGATACCAATCAAGATTATCAGCGCCAGTTAAAACTATCCCAACCGAACCGGCATTATGATTTTCGACGTGAGCGCCAACAATATTAAGATTGCGGCCTCGCTCAATTTTGCCGTTACGTCTGACAACAAAATGATAGCCGATACTATTCCAGCCCCTGGCCTTGTGCCATTTATTAATCGTAGCCGCCGATACGTCCGCGGAAGCCGTATAGTGAATTACTAAAGTATCTATGCGCCTGAGCACTTTTGGAATATTTATAATCGGCTTAACATCTGCTTTTGGTTTATGTCTGCGCATAAGTAAATAAGCATACATGGCGGTTAGTGTTCTTGGACCAACCAAGCTATCCCAAAGTTTAGGATTTTTAAATACTGTTTTTTTAAAAGCTATTGTGGCAAGATCGGTCTTTGGGCCACCCTTGCCATCTATAGCACCCGGATTAAATCCGGCCGTTGTTAAAAGTGTTTGCCAGCGTTTTACGTTAAGTTTTGACATAAAAAAGCACCTCCTTAAAGTGCAGGTTATCGAGTTAATAGGATTGATTCTAAGCGGTTTAAATTACCTTGCCCTAGTGTTTTATACCTGGGTTTTAGGGCCAACTAGACTTAAAAAGTCAGTAACTCCATCAAGATTGCCAATCTGTCTGGCAAGCTCCTGAATCTCCCCGGTATCATAGAGTTGGATAGCCGGCTGGAATTGTAGTATCGCTCCGCACTCATTGCAGATAAAAATTAGAGCCATGATTGCTACCTTGCCGGGTGTGAAATTGTATTTGGTCTTGCAAAACGGGCAGTGCATTATTCCTACCTAAAAGCAATCGAAACTAGGCCGCCGATAGTTGCCGTCATGCTCGCAATTAAAAGGGTTGCCCAGAGCGGAAGGCGGTTCATCAGCTTATCCTTCACTTCTTTTAAATCGTCTTTGACTTCGCGCATATCGTTTTTTAAGTCTAAATTCTGAGATTTCAGGACGCTTACTTCCGTCCATAGCCTCGATATATCTTCACGCTCATTTGGTTTTGCTGCCATTCTTACCGCCTTCCGCTTCCTGATTTGATAGCAGATTAATAATCGTGCTTATCCCGCGCTCAATATTCAAGCCAGATACCGCTTGCGAAAAAACAGCGCACTCGCCGCTACCAAACATAAACTGAGCGCACCTTGCCTTTTTGCATTTTTTGAAAATTAATCTTTTCGGGCATTGCAGCTTAGACATTTCTGGTGCTTTTTCCATTTCCATAATCAATTCCTTTCAAAGGTTGGCTAGCAATAGGTCTAATCTATGCTGGCTTTCTTCACCGATTTGCAATGTAACTGAATGGCTATCGACGTCCTTTTCCGTCTTAATTATTTTGCTAATTTCACTATTGCCTTGCCGGTCAATTATTTTGATATTTTTAGCGCTTCTAATGTAAAAATAGGACACTTCCTGGCCTCTTGTGTTATAGGCTTTCCCTTTGACGGTTACCTGGCCTGCTTTAGTTCCACTTGCCAGGTCGTCCAATTTAGCCTGGCCGGCGGCTGTCGCAATACTTTCGTCAGTTGTTTCAATATCAAGTGGATCGGCGTAGATGACTAAACCCTTTTTGTTAGGTGCTAAATCAGGCCTAGAGGTAACGTTATTAACTGTTACCGTTTTTTCCTTATCGTTTGAATCCTTGTAGCGGACAATGACATAGTTAGCAATATCAACAAGTTGTGCGACGCTTCTGTTGTCATCGACATCTTCAGCATTAACAACATAATCAACCGTATCTGTGTCATGCGGTTGATAGTGCATTCCCTTGTTGTCCCAAACACCCATATTCCAGAGGTGGTGTTTGTTGGCCTCATCCCAGATGTTTTGGGGAGTTACTAGGCTTTCAAAGACAAGCGGCTCAATAACATCAACACTATCCTGGATTTCGCTAAAATCACTTGATAGCTCCGGCACATTGTTGGTTATCGTGTCTTCGATAACTCCGCTTGCCTTGCTGTCTATGATTGAACCAAAGATTAGGGGATTTGTTATTTTGATATAATAGGTGCCGTCTGCAATTCCCGTAGTATCGAGTTCGGTGTTCAGCCGTTTAAGCTGCACCATCACTGCCTCTGCATCTGGAATAGAGGAATAGGTCTTTGAGCCTGAGCCCGATGCAGTTATATCTTCCAAGCTCGTCCAACTGCTGTTTTTGTAATACCAAACCGAAAAATATAGATTAGTAGTTAGGACGCAATCATAGTCAAAAGTCAGTTTTTTAATAGTCAATCCCGCCGGCGGAAAATATGTCCAAGCATTTTCATAGCCAGCAGGGTACTTCAAATCTCCTTGAGTATGTATTCTTAATTCATTGATATTTTTGGTATTATTGTCCGGCTTAACTACATACTTGGCGCTTAGATACTGCGCTTTTTGCTCTTCTGTTAAGCTGGAATAATCAGGCCTAGTATTTTGCCAGCTAGAATACCGGCCATCGCTATATAGCTTTTTTAACCGCTGCCTTTTACCGCAAGCAAACCAACCCAGGCCTTTGACTTCGTAGACTTCTTTTTTGTCTGTTTCCCGTGGCTCTAAATCAACAAAGCCTTCCCACAGGGTCTTAACGCCGTCTCTGATTATTATCTCATCGTAGCGTCCTGGTTTTTTGCCCTTGACCAGGCAACTAAAAGTTTCAAATCCCCCGATGTTGGCGTCGGAAAATTTCGGCCGGTAGCAAACATCTTCACGAACTACCTGGTTAGCGTCTATAGGGGTGGAAATGTTTGCCCCGATATATATCTCGCATTTGCTTAGTTCGATCCGCTTAATCGCAGCGGTTGCAAATGAATAATAAGCTGCCGCACCTGTCTCGCCCTTGCCCCAGACGGTTGTGCCCCAGGCCTTCGTGCCCCATAGGCCATTTTTAATTTCAGCAGGGATGGTGAAAAAATTCCAACCGCTATTGCCGCTGACATCAACAGAGTTATTGGCATCCCAGGTAGCACCGCCACCAGCGGCAGAATCTTTTATTCTTATATAGTCAATCGAAATAATACCGCTCGCTTTTGCTAGGTTATGCGCCGAGCCCGGAGTCGTTGAGCTTAGATCGGCAAGATTGCCCTCCGTCCCCGAAGTGATCAACTCAAAGGTAATTGTTTGAGTTGATCCACTCGTTATTTTGAAACCGTTGGCGGTGCCGGGATTGTAAATTTTAATACTGCGAAAAGTATTGTCATCTGCGATGATGACATTGTCACCATCGGCCACAAAGGCATAATAGGTCTTGCCTCCGCCAGCGAAGACTTTTTCATGGTCAGTCAGACTGGTTAAGCGAACTATTGAGGTCTCGCAGTTAACCGTTATGTTGGAGCCAGTAGCGTCCCAGATATTAGTTGGGCCCGAAGGAGAGCCTGTGCTCCTTATTCGCCAGGTACCAGAACCCATATTGATAGCCCTGGTCGCCGAGCCACTTGCTCCAAGCTTGCCAACCGTGACGTCGAAGTCATTCGCGTCAAGCGTTCCTTGCGTAAGGGTGAGCGTCGAGGATGAAGACCTGAGCGATAAATCGTCTTGCAAAGTAACAGTTATGCCCGAACCGTTGATACTTAGATTGCCTATCTTTTTTCCAGCAGTTGCGAGACTGCAAGCGCCTGTGATTGCTATAGCCTGCGTGTTTGTAGACGGAGCATACGTCATGCCGGGCACGAACGTAACATTGCCAGCAACGGTTAAGGTAGCCCCAGTCGTATGCGTGAGCGTTCCGGCGTAATTCGTAAAGTCTATTGACTTGCAGGAAGCAGCAGCATTTATGGCTAAGCTGCCGGACGTGGCAGTCGCCACAACATCATCGCTGGAAGTAGGTATTTGTCCTTCAACCCAAGTATTTGTATTATCCCAACTTCCACCGGCATCGGATATTGTTCTAAGTGCCATCTTCTAAGCAGTCCTTTTCCACATAAATACTGTTATGTATGGCTGTACGGATGATAGAGCAGGTGCATCAGTCCCTGGGGCGGAAGCATTAGTTCCCCTATCGGAAGCGCCGCCAGTATTAAAGTTGTTAGTCGAAATATCCATTAGGTAGCTAACGCCACCCCGGGGGCCGCCAGCGTCTATGATCAAATCGTGTTTATGGTTAGCATTATGGGAATGGTCATTAATCGTATGGCTATGCGAGTTAACTGTGTGGCCATGGGTCTTTGCTCCGCCGGTCTTTCCGGCAGCGTTGAAGTCTGAATCTGAGGCGTTATAACCAACCGGTACCCTGCCAGCTCCAAAAGCCTCCCAAGTGCCAAAACCTAAGAGCGTAGCTGGATTTGTATTATTGACAGCATTGATATAGACAGAGCCGATAGGATAAATTTTTGCGGCATTGGCTCCAATTAGGTTTTGAGTAGCAATCAACTCTTCTTGCAGCCTAGTAACATAGTAGAAACTGTCCGTATATTTAACCGGCCTACCGCCGGTATGGGCCGAGGGAGTTGTGTCTGCAACGCCTCTAATGCAGCCTGAAACAGTATTATTTGTTCTCGAGGCAAAGAAAATTGATTCGTCTTCAATTTTAAGAACGCCGGAAGACTTGAGTAAATCTCCATTGACTATGTTAAGGATAGTATCAGCGTCAGATATTCCACCATCAAGGATAGTCTCCCTGTTATCTGCGCCATCGCCCAGCTCATCTATCGTTACAACACTTCCAGGATATTTTGCTGACATCTAATTAACCTCCTGCCACTGTTAGGTATTGAGGCCTGTAGATTACCGAGACCTCAATAACATCGTTAATTGCGCTTGCACTTGCGCCTTCCGTATAAATAACAAGCCTGTTATCACCGGGCCATAATTTAATTGGCTTTAAAATATTTGAGCCTAAAACTGAATAGTTATCATTGCCGTCAACCCACCAGACATTCGGAGAAGCTGAAATGGTGTCAAAAACAATTACTTTGTTATCGGCTAATGGGCTGCTCAGATTGATAAGCCCAAAGCCTTCGTCGGAAGGTAGAAATAAAACATAATCAGGATTAAGGGTATTAGCTGCTGCATCATCGCACTTAGTAACAATTTGAAAAGTCTCTTCGGGATTAGTGTTCAAGCTGGCATAGCGAGGAACTGTTACTTCATCAAGCAAATAATGTAGATAGCTAGTGCCGCTTATCCGGCTATATTCATCCGTAACGTAAGGCGCTACAGAGGTTTTACTCTCCAAGGCAGCGTATATGTTGGGTGTAGCCGTTGCCGCATAGCCCCTAAGGATAGGAATGTACCTGCCAAGTAGCTGATTTTGGGGAAAGTTGGCTCGAATGATGTCATATTTTGTAGCAGCAAGAACAGGCTGATAATAACGTCGGGCCTTGTTTCTAGCTGAAGCATCCGCCGTATCCGTGCCGTAAGTAGCATCGTTATCCTCAGCCTCAAAAATCGCTTCAAAATTATTGATGTCTATGTTCTCGGTTCGGTTGCTTCTAAGACCTATGTTTATTTTGGCAATACCACTTGTGCTGGAAATTTGCCTAATAGCTATCTGGCAAGGAGCGCTTATATCACCTTTTATGTTAGGAATTTCTATTGTTTCCGGGGCAGCTACACGACTACAATAAAATTCAGATAGAGTGGTGAGCTGCTTAACCAGCATTGCATTTTTAACCCAGATAGCCCCGGAGGCCTCAGTGTCGTCAGCCTTAAACTCAATAACCAACTGAACCTTAGCGGTGGTAGCCGGGCAAGTATCGGTTTTAGTGATGCCGAGAAAAGAGCTTTCAGCACCTGCTTTATTTTGCAATAAATAAGATTTTGAAATTTCAACATCACCGGAAGTTAAAAACCTAATATAGATATTGTATTTGCCATCCGTAGGAGCATTGCACTTATATTCAATTCTGGCCGATATGTCTTCACTGGCGGCAAAATCAAGTACTTGCTGATAAATTTTAACGGTGTCACCAGCAGCGTTAGGACCAGTAGCGATGGTTATTTTTTGAGCTTTTTCTGCTGTATCAATAGAAGGTGTGGCTTCTTCGGCTAATCCACCGGAGCCACCACTTTCGTCATAAGTCCAATTGTTAGCCACTCCATCAGCGTTATCATCTCGGTATAATTTTGGGTCGATTAAGTAGTTAAGAGGTAGGGCCTCTGAATCTCCGTAGGGGAAGGGTTTAAAATTAACAGAAACTTGAAACTTTATGTAGCCCGTTCTTAATTCGAGGATGTTGTGATCCTCAATACTACTGCCTGCACCCTCTGTGTCCATGTTTCTATTTTCAAAAATCGCTGGTAGAGGATTATGCGACAAGCGATTAGTGGATTTTTTCAATTGAGCATTAAAAGAACTTATTAATGATGATAAATTTTGCGGGTTATCTTCGTCTTTAAGAATCTGCACCCAGGAAAAAGAGCCGTTTTTATAACGAGTGCGCACTAAGCTTGCGCCATCACCTTGTATGTTTTCCTGAAATTCGTTGTCGACCTCGCAGTCCTTGATCTTAAGTGAGTTTTTTTCAACAAAAGTATTAACGTTATCGTTGCAATTAAAATAATCGGTGTCTGAGCCGTATATTAGTACACGTGGATCTGCCATTATCTAAACCTCTTTTTTTGGTGAATATCGCTAGACATTGAAGAGAGCTTTTTATCTATCGCTCTATCCAGCCCTATTGCAATATCAGCGCCTATTTTTTGAGCGTTTTCGGGAGTTGCCCCGGATACCTGAATGTGATTGATGAACTGGATACTGCTATTACCGCCAGTATCTATTGCAACGGGCCTGGCTATAACAGGCATTGCAGTCTGCATAACCATTCTTAACGCATCAGCCATGTAAGGCTTAACTAGCGATTGAAGCATAGGGATAACTTGAGAGAATGGCGTTATTAGTTCTGCTCCTCGTTCGCCTACTTCAACATCATCAAGGAAGCCGCGCCTTAATATTGCCCCACCTACCGCTGCTTTCTTTTTGCCCTTCTTTGGCTTCTTTGGCTTTGCCGGCTTTTTCGGTGTTTTATCAGCCGCCGGTAAAGTTGATTGAGCTCCTGTTATTCTTAAAATTTCTGCAGCCGCAGCAGCAATAGCACCTTGTAATTCTGCAAGCGTGTCTGAGAACTTGCCAGCGCCGAAATTGACATTAATGTCGTCCATCGCAGCATTGATTTGATCCATCGACAAGCCCATAGTGCCTAATTGAGTGGCAACGCCGTCCTTGAACTGCTGCATCGTGATCTTGCTGGACTTCAAGTCTTCTTGAAGACCCTGAATCTTTTGCTCGGCAATAGTTCTCTGCTTATCAAAATTAGCATTAGCCAGGTCGGCTTGTTTTTGCAAGTCAGCCAGGGTTTGTTGATTCTTTAAGTCGTCAAGCCTTTTCTGAGCGTCTTCCTGGAGCTTTTTTAGCTCTTTCTCAGCGGCCGCTCTCTCTTCAGGCGTAGTAGCAGCAGCAATCCTGCCTTTAATTTCTAAAGCTTCATCACTTGTACCGGCCTTATCGGCTTCGGCGGCCGCAATTTCAGCATCCCTTTGCACCTTGTCCTGTCTTGCCTGTTCAGCTTCAAGGGCTAATTGCGCCGGCGTTTTAACCTCATCAAGGGCCATGCCTAGAAGGGTGTTAAATGAGCCAAGGGCGCGGTCGATTTTAGTCTGATGTTCGTCTAATTTTTTATTTAGCTGGTCAACGGCTTTAGATAGCGCATTCTTGTAGGATTCAATACCCTTTTTGTACTTTTCCCAGTTGCCAAGGTTGCGATTCTTCTTGAATATCCGCTCTAGCCTGTCCATCTCATACTTGGACTTGTTGACACCCTTCATAACGTCAAAGACAAACTTTTCAAGACCGGTTAGCTTGTGCTTCTTGTTGGCTGCTTTCACTAAAACAGCCACAACGCTAGCAACGGCGGCCGAGAAGTGAGCCTTTTTATTTTGAATGCCGACAATAAAGCCAGCCATGTAATTTTCAGAAGCTCTGGTTGATACTAAGGATGGAGACTTACTTTCAAGCTGTTTGTCCGGCTCCTTCTTCAACAAGTCCAAGGCCGAGCTAACAGCACTTTTTAGAGGGCCTTTGTTTTTTGTAATCCCCTCAGTAAGTCCATCCATCCAGTCTTTAGAAGCTTTTTCACCTGCAGCCAGTAAGTTGGCCCGCTCTGCGCCAGCGTTTACCTCGCTTTTAGCAACGTCATAGCTTTGTTTCCATTTTTTTCGCCAAAGCTTAACGTATTCATCAAGTTTGGCGCCGCTTAATTTGTTAAGAGCTTCAATTTGTCCAGCGGCGGCCGGACCCATTTGTTTGAGCTCCGTAGCCATTTCCGGAGGGATTTTTTTAGAAAGGTCTCTAAAGTTTTTAGCCCATTCGCTAACCCTTTGAACTTGCTCTTTTAATCGTTTAGCTAATTGATCTCCGGTAATTTTTACTTTTGCTGGTACTTCCTCAAAAAGGCCAACCCACTCATAAAGCTTTTTCTGGGCTTCATCGAAGGCTTTGACCTCTTCTTTCGTGGAGTTCATGATAGCGGCGGCGAGGCTCTTAACGGCCTGCTTGTCCTTCAAGTAAAGCGCCATGCGAGCAATAGCGTTTAATTGCGCTGCTTGCGTTGCCTTATCGTCTTCTGTTTTAGCCAGTTGGACTTGCTTCATGCCGGCCAACTTAGCAGCTTTTTTAATGTCTTCCGCTTCCTTAACTTCTTTAGCGCTCTTCTTGGTCTTTTTTGCAGTATCTTCTTCAATCCAGCCAAGCTTTTGTAATGTTTTGATGAAGTCTTTCCAGTAAGAGCCAAGCATTGCAATTGGCCCAAACAATGAAGCAATGATCTGTCCGGTTCTTCCAAATTTCTCATTCAACCACTGACCGGCTTGCCAAGCGAGAGTTAGCAGGGAAACGATGATTCCTATCCACATCAAACCTTTCAGCGCAATATTGAATATGTTGACTGCGCCGGCAGCCAAAACGCTTTGAGCCGAAAAAGCCCCTAAACCTTTGGTAACCATCCCCATAGTGGCGCCATAGGTAAGCATCGCTCCCATGCCAAGCAAAATTACTCCCGTAAGAGCAACGATACCGGTTAGCGTTCCCTGAATAGGCGTTGGCAGCTTAAAAAACCACTCAGCTATTTGCTGTAAGCCGATAATTAGAGCATTAAAAACAGGCAAAACTTTAGTTAAAATGCTTGTGGAGATAACCTCGGCGTAATTCTTTAAAATGGACGCCTGATAATCAACCGCTTTGGATTGCTCATCTAAGGCTCTCTTAGTCTTGCCAGCAGAGTTATCCATCGCCTCAAGCATTTCGTTGAAGTCTTTGCCTTCATTTTTAGTTAAAGACAGCAACCCTTTTAACCCGCGGATTTCAGGCATCAACTGGGCCATTGCCCCAATGTCGCCGTGCGTTGCCTTTCTTATTTCATCAAGGGCTTTTCCGAGACCGACTTTTTTAAGATGATTAGCGCCATCAGCGGCACTCAGCCAATTAATGCCAATGCTTTTAGCGTACTTTGAGGCTTCATCGGTTGGCTTAATTAGGTGCATTATAGATTGATTCAGGGCCGTTGTCGCTTCATCAGCATTGATGCCCGATAAAGTCATTGTTGCAATTGCTGCGCCTATTTCCTTAAACTCGATGCCGGCAACCGCTGAGGTATTGACTACGGTTCCGATGCTGCCCGCCAACTGCTCAAAAGTAACAACACCTTTTTCAACCGTCGCAAACATTATGTCCATGATGCGATTAGCATCCGGGCCAGTTTTTTGGTTATAGGCGTTCATGACGGCCATCAAACCGCGGGAAGATGTTGCGGTATCAGTTAAGCCGGCCGAGGCGCCCATTGCAGACACTTCAAGTACATCTAGGGCAACCTTGCCCTCAAAGCCAGAACTATAAACGTCATAAAGGCCTTTGGATAGCTCGTTAATGCTTTGAGGTAGCCTTGTGCTCATAGAGAGTACGGAATCTTCAAGGTCAGCAAATTGCTCTTCGGATAAGTGCGCAATCGAGTTGACGTTACGCATATTCTTGTCGAACTCAATTGCCGTTTTAGTAGCTATGACAAAGGCAGCCGTGATAGCAGCACCGGCAGCCGTAATAGCCATACCGGCCATTTGCATTTCCATGCCGGCATTCATGGCCTCGTGGCCCATGTTTTTCATGTCATGGCCAGCTTGCTGGGTAGACTTTTTAACGTCTGCTATATCTATTTCAACTTTTCCGCGGGCTGAGCCCAAATCAACTGATTTAGCGATTATTAACCTCCGAATAGCGTTGCCGGATCGGCAAATTGGCTAGCGTCTGTTTCTTGCTCAATTGGCTCGTCTGAATCTGAAAGAAGCTGCTGGAGCCTTTTACTTACTTGACGCTCTAGGTCCGCCCTGGTGTTTAATTCTTCTTGGCTCATCCCGATTTTATGGAGCTCAGATTCAATGTAGGAGCCAAAGGAAAAACAGGCGGAATCTAAGCAATAAGCAGCGTATTCATCATCTAAGCCGAGTAAGTTACTTGGTCTCTGATGAAACTTTGTTGCTGTTGTGTATAATTTCCAAAACTCGTGCCTGTTGTTTACGAAACACTTTTAAGTCGGTAGCCCCTCCCTGAGACCACCAAGTTACGAAAATTTTATCCTCTGGATCTATATCATCAACTGAGAGCTCATCCGGTCCCGGATTGTCCGAAATCTTTGGTTCAACGAATGCTGCCTTGCAAAGAATATTTGCGAGGATTTCGCCGTCTTCGTTGCTCATTGTGTTTGTTTGAATTGCCTTAGAGATTGAGGTTACTTTTTTGGTGAACATTTCGGACACTTGGGCCGAAATGGCGTCGGGAATTACACCCTCTTTTATGAGAGCGAGAAGGTGAGGACGGACCAGTTTAGCAACTCTGCCTGACGGCAGTTCCACTAGCTGGCCAACTTTATTAACTTTTTTCCAATCTTTCGCTGAGGTAACTTTTAATTCTTTTGGTTTTGAGACTTTATTAGTTTTTGGCATCATGTGCTCCTTGGTAGATTTTTAAAATAAAAGAGCCGCCCATTTTCAGAGCGGCCCTAATTGCCAATCGTTTTAAACAATATTCAGTTATTAGCTGATATCTGCTTCGGTCTCATTCTGTAGAAGCTCGAAACATTCGTCAGCTGCAGCGGATCCGCCTATTGTACTTGCTTCATCAGCAGTAACTCCGATTCCTGTGCCTTTTAAGCTAACATCTGCAAACTTACCGTTTTCAAGACCAACATCCGGATCGTCGGTAACCTTGCACTTGTAAACCTTGCCGTGAAAGTCTCCACCGCTTTCAGAAAGTGCCTTACCTTCAATTAAGAAGTAAGGGGCCATAGCACCTACTTTTGGTGCATAGCGCTTTACCTGATTCGGAGTAGTGCCGGAGTCAGTAACCGTAACGCCGGTCATTACAGCCAAAGCGTCAAGAGGGAGGATTGAAGACTTCAACTCAAATTCGACTTCTTTAACGTTCGACGCAACGGCAACTGTTCTGTCGTCACCTTCGGCTTTTGCGCTGTCTCTTTTTGTCGAGAACTTCAAGAGAGCGGCGGCCGGTAAATCTACGGCAGCTCCAAGAGAGCCACTACTCCAAGACCTTACTTTTAAATCTTTTAAGCCATAAGGCTTAGCTGCTGCTAGTACCATAATTTAAATCTCCTTTTCGTTTAGAGGCGTCTTGCGCTCGGGTTTCTTATTTTTGCCGGATCAGCATAGCTGTCCGTTCGTACCAGTTCCCCCGTGGTGGGGTTAAAGTAGTGAAAAACAACGGCATCTTGCCCTCTCGAACAGTGCCGGCAGAGGATTTCTATCAAGCCATCGGGAGTGAGCTTGGCATGCAAGTGCGACCGACCATTAGTGCCTTTGCAGCGAAGTTCGCTTAGTACGCCTGGTTGTTTTGGCTCTTGTTGGCTTAATTGTTGGTTCACTTCTCACCTTCTCAAATTCAGGAAGTTTGTTAAAAACTTTCCGGTCAACATCGGCAACTTCATGACAACCGCCCGGGCCAAACTTATACTCTTTGCTGACCGGTGCATTTAAAGGATTAAGTATGCGCACATTATTGCCTGTATACTTGTATTTAGCCATATTCACCCCCTACTTTTAAACTCTTCTTAATAGCTTCGCTTGGTAGCGGCTATAATTCATCGGCACTAAAAGCGCCGGGTCTTCCGAATCGCCTAAATCTCCGACATGCACTATTTCGTAACAATAGCCTTGGCTACTGGTAACTTTCTGTTTGTTTAACAAGTCAAAGACTCGCTCCATTGCTAAATCTATCTGGTCATAGCCTATTTGTTGATAAAAATACAGCTTAAAAAACTGGTCCGCAAAAGTTGCCGGACTGTGAGGATCAATAGGCACCCGGGTATTCATCATCAAAGTAGCGCAAGGCTTTACCTCTTTGAAATTATCAAAGGCATCAGGCGTTTTTGTCCGGTCTATTTCTTGCCTGGCATAAAGGCCACCGGTTAAGATTGTCATCAGATCATCATCAGTTGTTAACAAAGTTTCTAAAGCGCTTCTCAATCGAATATCTCCTGTAGCATTCGCATAATTTCGTTGTAGTGGCTCTCAAGCGTTGGTAGTATAATTGCGTACTTACCGCCGTGAGCTAATTCAAGCCATTTACCGTAATCCATGCCAGTAGTTAGATAAATCGTTACAATGTCCTTCGCCATTTCAAGTGGAACATCTCGGCCACCTTTATTAACCGGCCCACTAAGACCAATTGACGCCTGAGCGTTTCCCGTTCTTGGTGTCCAAGACGCATTAGACCTTGCATAATCAACCAGCATTTGTTTGGCGCATTCAGCTACTTGTTGAACGGCAAAGATAACTCTCTCGCCATACTTCTCAATATTGGTTGCTAAAACATCCGGTGGAATTATCCATTTAAGGCCCATCTTAGCCATGAATAGTTGCCTCGGCTGAGATAAAAGCGTCTTGCTCGATGCTTACCCAGATAATTTCATATAGCTGGTCTTGATGAACAAATTTATCGCCCATCATAATATCAAGGGTTACGTCACCGAGAACAAGAACATCAACATTCATTTCCTTGCCGGCATCCGAACGCCTGGCTTTCATTTTCTCTTTTTTAGGAACTACCAGCCGAACAGTTTGAGCATCTATGTTTTGACCATCACGCCGAATAACTATAGAAACATCATCGTCAGAAATTATTACCCCTGCATCAGCCTTCATGTTCGCTATATCTTGAGCCGTAATCACGATCTAATTCCTGACGGCCGTAAAATACGGTCTTCGTATTGAGAGTTCCAAAGATGAGCCATTGCTCGCATATCTGCAGCTTGCTTGGTTTTATCGACTTCAGTTGTCATTGCAACTGAATATTTGAAATTATCGTTAGCCATTTTTACCGCTAAGGTTTCAAGGCAAAGCGCACTTGTTTTAAGCTCAATCAGGTCCTCATCGATGACTGGAATGGTAGGGTATTCTTTGTCAGCATCTTCGCCGCTCTCGCCAGCTTCAGCGCTAGACATGTGCCGTCCAGCATATTTAATCGGAAGACTTGAGGCAGATGTCGGTGTTGGTAAAAATCTAATCTGCATACCCTCAATAGAGTACTCGCTTGGATAATTACCGACCGGTACTAAGCCATCAGGCGTTATTCTTACCTCACCGTCAGCGCTCAAATAAGTGTCTGCGGTCGGAACATCTATTTCATGGATAAAATCATCTTCTAAATCATATAAAGCAGTGCCGGATTCAATCGCAATCGTTTGCCATTTCTTCATCGGCCGGCGTTTAGAATAATCCTTAATAGCTTCGATTATCCTAGCCTCAATTTCCGAATCTTCCAGCTTGTAAGGCGAAGCTATATCTTTAATTTTGGTAGCTACATTTGCGATTGCTGTGTTTAAATTCATCTCTCCACCCCAAATGATGTTGGCGTGCGATTAACTCCATCAGATGAAGACGCACGATTTATGCCGCTCGGTGATCTGTTTATTGAGAAGCTTGAAGGCGCTCTTGCCACCCGAAGCTCTATATCGGCCCCAAATACACCAGCTCCAGAAGCTTGAGCCACTAAACTTATTAATCGGCTCATCGCCGCACTGGCGCCACCCAGTCCCGTTGATATGGCATTGCCTAAATCCGCGATACCTTGTAGACCTAAAGCTTCAAGCGAACCGTAGCCACCTGCATTAGCAGCTAAGTTAAGTAAACTTGTAAGCTCTGCATCTACCTGACCTTGACCGGCTATAGTGGCTGTCAGTCCAACCAAGCTACCGATAACGGCGTTTACTTGACCTTCACCACCTGTAGATACTGTCAAAGGGATTAACTTTGTTAAAGCAGCTTCAACGCTTCCAACGCCAACGGCAACGGCTTGGCCTAAGTCTTTTGGCGCAAAGCTCATAACAGCGTCAAGACTACCCTGTCCTTGAGTATCGGCTATTAATTGCAATGCTCCGCCAAGCTGAACATCAACGACACCGGCGCCCACTGTGTTAGCCGTTAGGTTGATTAGTTGACCGAGTATCGCGTTTGCCGTAGCTTCGCCGGTGGCTTGAATAATTAACGGCTGTAAGCGGCTCAATGTCGCGCTTACTGAGCCAATACCTTCTGCTACTGCTTGGCCCAAATCTTGTTCACCGGTTAGATAGGCCTCGACTGTCGCATAGCCGGCTGTTTGTGCCTGCATTGAGAGCAGGCTACCCAGAGCCGCGTCTATTTGAGCTGTGCCTACCGTTGAAGCCACAAACTGAATAAGTTGGCCTAAAAGAGCTTGAGCCTCGCCCTCGCCGGTCGTAGAAACCGATAGGGGTTGAAAATTACTAAGTTCGGCGGATACTTCTGCAATTCCGGCCGTTGTTGCCAAGAGAGGAGCAAGAGCGCTTATCGTTGCTTCTAAGTTGCCTTGACCTTCAGCGGTTGCCTCTAAATCTTTGAGCTGGCTAATAATTGCTTGAACGTCAGCCTGGCCGGTTGTTGTTACTCCTAAGCTTACAAGCTGGCTTAATTGCGCTTCTAACAAGCCTTGGCCTGTTGTTTGGACTATAACCGGTAATAATAATGATAAGACCGCGCTTAAGTTGCCCTGGCCTATAGCAGCTCCGGTTAAAGCTATGAGCTGACTGAGCGTTACATCAACTACTGCTTGACCCGTGGCTGTTCCGGTGAGTTCTTCAACTGTCTTGAGCGACCCACCATAAGTAGCCGAGCCGTAACTATTCGACCCATACATTTATGTCCTTTTTACGATGACATCAATTTCAACCGCTATCTTGCCGTCACCGGTTATCATCGCTCGACCGCCAAAAGTAAGACCGTATTGATTTTCAAGCTTTTTAAAATCCTCGATAAAGCTTTTTATCTTCTCGCTCTGCTTTTTTTGCATTTCTCGAAGTAATTGTTCCTCGGATAAATCGGCCATCAGCTAATTCCTATCCCCAGACTATCAATGTCTTGCTTGGCCGATTTTTGGCTGTCCTTTACGGCGGCCGAAATCTGCGAAACCGCTACCATTTCCTTTATCAGCTCTAAGAGCTGCTCTTTTACAAAATCTTCTTTTGCCGGTTTCTTTTTGATGTCCGCTGTTTTGCCGTCATAACCACGTTCTTTGCAGACGGCTTCAATAATCAGCTCTTTTTGGGCTTCTGGTATGTCGATTGTTATTTTCAATTTTAATCTCCTAACTTGTCGCCAATAAGCCGTAGGTTTCCAGGTCGGCTAAAAGCGTATTGAACTTCGTCGTGATATCTGCCAAGCTGCCGTCTGCGTCCACAATGTGGGCTTGCCGGACTGCCGGTGCAACATCAAAAAACCCGATATTGCCAACGGTTTTAAATGGCGCATTAATTCGCAAGCCCAGAATATTGGCATCCTCCCGATTGAATGTTACGTAATCGGTTGCATCGTCGACTGTGAACTCACCGTATTTTTGCGCTCCGGCGGCAGTTATCCTGCCACGTAAACGTAAATAAGGATTATTCGAGCGATAAGTCAGCCCCACGTTCAAGCCATTGATGTCCAGGTCGAGGGGATAGGTTGCGCTACCGGCACGGATGAGTGCATTCCAGCCGGTTGAGAGTAAATCAAACATCGTGCCCTCAATAGTCGATGTAGCCCCGGCACTCGTATAGAATCTGATAGAGCGGTTGCCCTCGGCTGCCTTACGATATATATAGACTGATTTTCCGTCTGCGTCGTTACCTACCTGGGTGTCTTCAAAAAATGACACATCGCCCTGAACATCCGGCTCTATCTTCAAGCTTCCGGCAGTATTGGCTATTTCGGTTACGTTAATGGCCGTGGCCGCTACAAGCAGGGCAGAGGTATCCACTATGCCGTGAACACTAGAAGTATCGGCCGAATGGGTTGCTATTGCTCCACTCGCCTCATACAGAGCGTCAAAATAAGTTTTGGCCGTGGCCTTAATATTTGACCAGGATAGCTTTTTGAGGATATTGCTAGCGGCGCTATCGGCCAATCCAACCATATCGGCATCAACCGGCGTTGTTTTTTCGGTCGAGTTTATTATTAGGTCACCAGCTGGCTGCTTATCGAGCTGGGTAATCGTGCCGCTGCTCGTGGCGTATTTAAAATTTGAGACATTCAGAGTGCCAGCGGTTTGCCGGACATCAAGCGAGCCCGTGCCGCCGCTTGCGCTTGCGCTACCGTCTATAAACGTATAAGCAATATTTGCGCCACTGTAGTGGTTGACCGCATAAGCAGCTCCGGCATCGGCCTTTCTATCGCAGGAGATATTGCAGCCGTGAAAAACAACATTGACATTATCGGCTTGCGAAAACGAGCGGACACCGTCTGACGAGTCGGCAGATGAACCGGCGTTTAGCCGCTTAACCGAGATTATGGTGTTAACAAACTTACCCGTTAGGGTTCCTGCCCCGGTCGGGACAAAGCCACTTTGCGTATAAGTAGCCGCGGTGTCCTCATCATCAACATCAAAAAGACTGTTATAAACATTAATCGTGCCACCGCCGGGGCCAAAGCTTATGCCGCCCCGGAAAGAGCCAAAATAACAATCCCTAACCACCAAATCAAGAGCTGTAGCATCAGGGTCGATAACCAAATCTTCCCAGTCCTTAATGGCTCGCTCGGCGGCCTTGGTTGATTCACATCGCTCAATTTTTAGACCCCTAGCTCCGCTTCCCTGTATGTACTGAAAGGCGCTATCGGTTCCGGAGGGATTAATAATAACATCCGTGACATTGTAAGCGCCGGCACCATATTTGAATTGGCCGTCCAGGGTAACACCATACTTAGAAGTGCCTTGCACGGGAATACCGGCAGCAAGAGTCACTTCGGCCTCGGCGTAGGTGCCAGGAAAGATAAGAACTACGTCACCGGCGACTGCAGCGTCAATAGCGTCTTGGATTGATGTATGGTCGCCACCGCTCTCGGCAACGGTGATTAAATTGCCCTTCAGCTGTTCACGTGCAGCAAGAGCAGCTGCGATATCGGTAATAGTCTTAGCCGTCGGCGCTAAAATCATCTTATACGTCTTATTGGCGGTGTTTTTAGTACTCGCTGATGTAGTCTCTTGCGCCCGGGTAACAGTTAAGGTGTCGGTGCTCCGAGCGGTGCACCGAACTATTTCCTTGTTTGGGTCATCCGAGGAGTCGGGATAATCCGTACTATTCCACCAAACAAGATTAAACGCTCCGTCGATAGCGGGGTCGGGAAGTTTTGCGCCGTCACCCGTTGCAAGCACTATTGATACATCGTCTGCATCATAACCTGTCGATACCTCTACTTTTGCGAAGTTTTTAACGGCGTCAAGTGTCATTTCTTATTTCTCAGATACAGTTATGGCTTCTTCGGCGAAATGCGGTTGAACACCAACGGCAACAGCTGTATTTAGGTCGGTATCGCTGTAGTACTTCATGTTGCCAGCTTCTTCGGCATCGAAGAAGCCAATCCGTCTAACAGTAATCGGCGAGCCGGCTACAGCCGGAAAGGTCATCTCGTTCGTATTTTTCCGGACGGACGGAGTCGCGTCATCATCGCCGCTGCCTTCTAAGGCGCCCAGCGTAACGGCTTGTCTTACATAGCCGGAGTAGCTGGCTTCTGTCGCCGTTGCCCCTTCAAGCGCTGCTACTGCCGGATCACTGGCCCCGACCAATAATCCGGCATACAGTCCTGATAATGCGTTTAGTACAGCTGCCTCTTGATAATCGGTTTTAGACATTTACTACCTCCAATTTGTAGTTTTCTTTGGTCTTATATTTGTTGTCCCAATCTTCTTTTGAGACCTCATGCACTTCGCCCGGGTAAACAATCTTGCCGTTGATTATGCCTCTGGAATCCGGATTGTTCGGCAAGTACCTGACAAGGCACCTATCTTCAATCTTTGCCGGGTCTGCAAAATCTTCTAGCTTGACTATTTCATTAGAGCCCTCCCAGGCTGAAGCTTCGGGAAATAGCTCATTAATCCACTCCTGAAACCCTGAGCTAGTGGTTAGAGCATCATCGCTTCAGATAAAGTGCTTGTTCTGCATACGCTTCAAGTCATCATCGTTGTATGCTTTACAGTCTTCTTTGATGCGGGTAGTTTTCAACTTCACTGAATTACCGTAAACAGAGCGAAAAAGCAGGGGATTAGCCTTCCAGTCAATGTTTTCAAAGACCTTTTTAAAAGCCTCTTTGTTGATTATCAGCGGATAATGAACTTCGTAATCAACCAGTGGGAGATTGTTATTCTCAAGGTATGCAACTGTATTCTCCATTGCGGCAACGTATTTGCTATTGATATTGCGTTTCCGGTAATCTGTGAGAGTTTCTTTTAAGCTCTTCCTGGCCCTGTTCTTAATCGGTTGCGGTTTAAGAAAGTAAAAGTCATCATTCATTAAGACAAAGTCTTCGCTTAAAAACGGCTCTTCATTGCAGACAAATAATATCTTAGCTAAAGCATTCTGATTTTTGTTTTTGAAGTCATCAGGAAATGGAACGTGCTCAACATCTTTTAAAAAGCCTGAGTCTTTGCCAACAACCCAAATTTTACCTATCTTGTCTTTTACATTTTTAAGGCTACGGAGTGAGTATCTTAACTCGTTATCTAGCCAGTTTGAGCCGCTGCCAAGAATATACACAAAATCCATTATTTCACCGCCTCGACCATGAACCGGCTAAATCTGTCTAGGGTTTCCCAGCGCTCAATTACGGTAAAGCCTTGAGATTCTAAATATGGTCCCATAACACACCGGTAATTGCTTCGATGCCAGTCATCAAGTGCCATTACGCCATTCGGTTTCAGATAGGAAACGATGAGGTCTTTTTTCTCCATGCGCTCTTTTCTACCGGCTAGGTCAACAAACATAAAATCAAACTTAGCTTCAGTGTCTTTTAATTTCCCAAAGTCGCTTTGAAGGTAGAAGTTATCAGCATTAAGGCCTAGTTCTTCGACTTCTGCCTTTGTAACCGGAAGCCAGGCCGGATCTAAGTCAGTTGTATAGCAAAGGGGATCTAACGAATTAAAGTTTTCTTGCTGCCATGTCCTAATGACAAGAGTTGAGAAGCCAGAGCCCATATCAAGAATGAATTTTGGTTTTAACTCTTCCAATTTATTAAATAGATAAATACCTGATTGTAGGGAGACCGAGGTACTTTCTTTGCGTCCGTTTTTAGATAAAAACCACTTATACAGTTTTTCGATGTTTTTATTTTTAGGCATCTAGTGCGCTCTCCTTAAAATAAAAGGGAGAGCCCGAAAGCTCTCCCTTAGTTGACTTCTTTGAAGCTAGGATTAAGATTCGTCAGTAATTTCTACGTAAGAAGCTTTTTCCGGTACGAAAGCGGCCGCTCCGTTGAACTCTTCTACGAAGTACTGTTCAGCAGCAATCAGCTTGCCAGCATCGTCACCTTCGGTTGCATATGAAGGATAGGGGCCTTTAAGGATTATTGGCTTAAACACCCTGTGAGCAACGATTTCGCGGTTAATGACGTGAATCTTGTCATCAGCCAGCTCAGTCGATTCAACAACCGGAAGCGCTTTAATTCTTCCAACATAACCGGCACCGTTGATGTCAGCCGATGAATTTACGCCAGCAGCAGTAAACCTATCTGAGTTGGAAAGCATTTCAGAGTTGGTGGTCGACATAGCAATTGCTGTTGGGTCATAATAGCGATTTTTAACCTTTGTCTTAGAAACACCAATGTAGCGTTCCAAGGTTCTTAAGTGCTCCCCAAAAGTTACGCCATCCGGAACAGTGGTAGACCATGATCCACCAGAGTTGTTTAAAACACCAGCAGCAGCAGAAACCATAAGGGCAAATAACCTCTTATCGATAAGGGTTCTAATCTGATTAATGATTCCAGCTAATGCTCTAGCTTGAGCATCTTCGCCAAGCTGAGACCTAGAAAATACCAAAGCCTCACTTGAGATGTCTGTTGCTAGCCTGTCAGCTTCAACTTCCAGTGTTTCATAAGTAAGAACTTGCTTTCCTCTCTCGATTGGCTGCCTTTCCCCTTTCCGGATATTGGCATCGAGAGTAGTAGGACCAGAATAGTTCTCAAAATAAACCCTTGTTGGCGCTTGATCAGTTGTACCAACATCAAAAACTGTTAGTGCTACTAAGCGCGGCATGGCTTCTCTGATAATTGTTCTTGCTACCGCGTAGGGCAGGTTTAAATCAGCAACGTCAGTCTCCTGCAAGAGCTTTGATTCCGACACCAGTTGATGCTGGTATTTCTCATCAAACTTTTTAAGAACCTTAGAAATAAAATCTCCGGCTATGTGCTCTTGCAAAGACTTTTCAGTTTTCAGCGTGTCGGCCTTTAAGCCTACCGGTGTCTCAATTAACCTACGCTTATTGACTGATTCGGAAAGCTCAAAAGAAGGACGGGCAAATTCAGGCGTTCCGGTTTCTTTTTCAAGAACCGAACCGGTAATTATGCCGCCATAACCTTTACCTTCAAGACGAGCCTTAGCAAGTATGCCATCATACTCAGTTCTTTTGCTCTCAATAAGGGCGTCGGCTGATTTCTCATCGGTGGCTGCTGCTTTGATGGACTCAACGAATTGCTTGCTAAGCTCGTCGCCAAAAGGCAACTCTTTCGTTGCTTCCTCGATGTGAGTTTCAAGAGCTTTCTTGGCCTCGGCTAATGAATTAGCCTTTTTATCAGCAGCTAATTTCTTGACTGCTTCAGTAAGGTTTTCACCTTCCTTTAAGCCTAATGATTCACGCAAGGCTTTTTCTTCGGCGGCTTTGGCCTCAGCGGTTTTTTCCGCTAAAAGTTTGTTCACCTGCGCTTTGCTCATGTTTTCGATTGATTCCTTGAGCTCAGGATGCTTTTGTAGCAATTCTTCTAAGTTCACGTTCTTCTCCTTTGTTTGTATTGATTCGATTTTTTCGACATCCAAGATGGCTGAAGCAGGCTCTAAAACAAGGTCATAGCCGGTTATGACTAAGTCCTCGATGTCCTCGAATTTACGGCCGCCCTCTTCGACTACGGATGA